CAGGATATGGCAAAGTTTGCCGTGTTGATAGTCGAAGAATGTGCTAAAATTTGTGTTGAACAAAATGTATCCAATCTTGGTTTAGATGTTATCCACAAATCTGGCAAATTTACTGTACAGGAGTTGGCTACAAAATCCTGCGGAGAGAATCTGGCTAAACAAATTAAACAACATTTCGGAGTGGAAGAATGATCCAGACCACTGTACTTAAAGGTGCCTTTAAAGACGATGCAGGTACTAAGAAAGAGTTCTTTGACAATATTAAACTACAACAAGACTTTGCACCAAGATAATAAGGAGAAAACAATGACCCCAAGCGTAGAATCAATGAAGAAAGGCACATGTGGATGCGGACGCAGTCCAACAGGCGACTGTATCGGTTGGCATGGTCTAACCGAAGACGAATACCAAAAGCAATTGGCGAAATATCTAGCCGAACAAAAGGAACACTAATCATATGAAAACACTTATTCTAGAAACAGAAGAAACAAGCGGATCTGCATATCAATTATATGCAGAAGTGATCGATGTCAATATTCCACCAAACACAAAACAACTTGTTTTTAGTTCTGTTTGGACTGGTGCAAAACACCCTAAAGAGCATCAAACTAAATGCAAATTTATGTTAGATGCTGCCGCAGTTTCTAAACTTAAAGATCTTCTTGGATAACGAATCTCAACGGATGGCTGAATTAATGAAGCCTATTGAACAACAAATCTTGATGTGCGATACTCGAGAGGAATTAGTAATGTTTGCTTGCGCAATGATGATTACTATTAAGGATATTTTTGATATGGAAATCGGCGAAGAAGGACGAAAAAATATGTTTAGGGAATTGTCATGAATAAAACTGTAATTACATTTGAGACTTTTAAAAACTTAATTGCCAAAATCTGTAGAGATATAACTATATCTGGATGGAAACCTGATTACGTTGTAGGCATTACAAGAGGCGGACTACTTCCTGCTGTTATGATAAGTCATTATTTAAAAGTTCCTTGCGAAACATTAAAAGTTAGTCTACGAGACGATAAGACAGATTGCGAAAGTAATCTGTGGATGAGCGAAGATGCTTTTGGTTATGTTCCGTTAGAAGAGCAAGAATCAGTAAACGGTCGCTCGGACGAGAGTAGACGTAAAAATATACTGGTTGTAGATGACATTAACGATACAGGTGCCACTATCAATTGGATTATGAAAGATTGGTCCAGTAGCTGTTTGCCAAATGATGATGCTTGGAACAGTATTTGGAATAATAATGTAAGATTTGCTGTGGTGGTAGATAATCTTGCCAGCGACGCTATTATTAAAATGGACTATGTTGGTATGGAAGTTAACAAGGCAGAGAACGATGTTTGGATAGAATTTCCTTGGGAAAACTTCTGGGCAAAGTAATTTAAGCAAATTCCCAATGATACCCAGCAGCAGATTTTCGTTGATTTCTTCCGATTATAGAATCAATAATATCTCTTGGACACTTTAAACCGACAAACTCTGCTGCTTCTTTTACAGTGTCGAAAGTTTTGTTAAGTTCTAGACAATAAACAGGAGTTGGATTTCTTGGATTTCTACAATTACTTTGAGAGATGTGTAATGCTCCTTTGATCCAACCATTCGGCTCTTCTCCGGGAAAAAATCTTTTACATTCTTCTGTTTCTTTACAGTGATACCAAGATTTTCCTAAACTCGATTTACTCCATGTTTCAAAATTAGGAGGACGCTTTCCTTTCTTAGCCTTACTCATGTTCGATTTTCCTAAATTGGATATAGGACCTCTATTTTGTTGATAAGAATTGTCTCTTTGTTTCATTCCATTTATATAGTTAGGACTCAAAGATGTATTGCCGCCATCGCCTCCTAGAGTCATATTGTACCCATTTCCATATTTAAAAAACGAGTTATATTCTAAAATAAAATAATTTTCCATTTCAGATTTAATATGAGTTTTGTCTTTGCTTTGATAAAGACACTCGATAACAAACGAATCAATTCCGTGTTTAAGCATCGATTTGTGTAAAATAGATTTTGAATTATTGTTAGCATCTTTCCAATGGTTTGAAAATCTTTTTTCTACTGGTAAAGATGTATAACCAATATAAACTTTATTGTTTATTTTGTTTGTAATGCGATATACTGAATAAATATTCATGCTGGTAGTTCCTTAATAACTATTAGAGTCCTTGGGTTTGGGAGAACCGCGAAGGACATAAATTAACACCTTTATATATTTTGTGTTATAATTATTTATATCAAAAATTTTAATTTTAAAAATTGGTGGGCAAAATGATAAAAGAAGATTTAGAATATATTTTTAAAACGCAAATTGATCAGATTCAAGACAGCAATGTAAAACTATTTTTTATGTTGCAAGATGGTGATCACGTTATGATAGAAAGACATCCTGCTGATGATTTGGATAGTCTTTTAATCATGCTAGACAATTTTCAGTATAACGGCACTAACGGCAACATACCGAGGTTCGTAAAATGATTGATGCAAAAGTAAAAGTACATTGTACAGACAAGGATCAGTATGTTGATGCTCATGTGCTAAACTACAAACCTCAAAAACTGTTAGAGGTTGCTGTTAACACTGTTAAGTTAAGTATGTTCTATAAAAATGGATCTTATATTGGTAAGATGGCAGGGTTAGAGTTTACTATCAAAGAAGACACCTTGCCCAAAGAACACAAGGAGTATCGTCGTTCATGAAACAGATAACAAGAATAATTCCTGCTGAACCAGAACATATTGAAGACAGTCAAACCGCACCTTGGCGTAATCCTATTAGCGAAGATGTTCACGTATTGGTTTACAAAGACAATTATCCAGTAACCGAAGGACACTTGTTGTTCGTACCTAAATACAATACAGTAGGTGTGCTACGAGATGTATTAGAAGATGCTGTCAAATATGGTTTAGAAAACGTTCGGGCGGGGAAATGGGATGGATTTAACATTGGTATGAATATCGGTGAAGCCGCCGGACAAACTGTACAATGGCCTCACGTACATGTCATTCCTCGACGTGAAGGTGATATGGAAGATCCCCGTGGTGGTGTTAGACATGTTATTCCAGAGAAAGGAAATTATCGTAAATGAACACAGTGGATGTAGTTTGGGATAATTGGATTGATCAATGTACTCTAATTATAGAGCAATTTGGTTTGCCAGGTGGTAAGTATCACACCAACCTCTCACATACCACTATGCAATTTCATTTTAAAGATGATAAAGATGCTCTCATGTGTCGTTTACTAATCAGTGAATATCTATGAAATCTAAATACGTTAACGCATACATAGACATTGCCCACAGAGTAGCAGAATTAAGTCATGCTCGTAGACTCAAAGTAGGTGCTGTAATTGTCAAGGATGATGTTATCACTTATGGCTATAATGGCATGCCTAGTGGTTGGGATAACGACTGCGAACATTGGGTTGAGGTTACAGATCCGTGGAGTGATGCTGACAAAGAATTGGTGACTCGTTCAGAAGTGCTTCACGCAGAGTCAAATGCTGTGAGTAAGATGGCTCGATCCACAGTCAGTGCTGACGGTGCTGACATGTTCATTACTCATAGTCCTTGTATGGATTGTGCTAAATTGATATTTCAAGCAGGTGTAAAGCGTGTATTCTATAGTGAAGACTATCGTAGCAGAGCAGGTGTAGAGTTTTTACAAAAGAGTGGCGTAACAGTTGAACAAATTACAAGATGAGATTACAGGCATAAATAAAATGGGCGAACGGACTGATCATCCTTCTGTGCCAGTAACGCAGATAGCCCTTCTTACTTTACTGGAGTATCATATGCTTAACGAAACATTTCAATGTCTTCTGAAGAATTCTACCTATCCTAAACAACATATCATAAATAGATACTTAAAATTTATCGACTATTGTAAAACTCTTAACTTCGACGGTTATACAGAATCTCATCACATCATTCCCCGTTCATTTAAAGGAACAGATGATTCAAATAATTTAATTAAATTAGGTGCCAGACATCATTATATTGCTCACTTACTATTGTCAAAAGCAACTAATAGTCCTAAAATGATTAAAGCATTACATAAAATGGTATATTCTACAAAAGGTGATGTCCAGAGAAATTATAAAATTACTAGTAGAGTATACGCTTATATAAGAGAAGAACATTCTAAAGTTGTAAGTAATTATAGTAAAAATACCGTAGTAGCAAAACAAATTTATACCGAAGAAATTAAAAGAATCCCTAAAAAATTGTTTGATCAATATAACGGTATTCTATATGAAGCACTCGCAAAAGGCCGAAAAGATAGCCCAGAAACGATAATTAAAAAACAAATCGCAAGTAAAAGGCCAAGAAAAGTGCAACAAGGATTGCGTTCTAGAAGCCTTGCTGCTTCAAAATATTCATTCGAAACTCCATTAGGGTTTTGTGAGAACAGTGCAGATTTATTAAAATTATATCCAACATTTACCAAACAAACAACACAAACTATCAACAATGATGTTATAATCAGTAATAAATTCGCATCAATTCACAGAGACTTTTTACCATATGTCGGAAAAACATTTGCCGAATACGGTATTATTAAAAAGAAAAGGAAATAAATGTCAAAACTTCATTACACAGAAAAATTTTATTCAATACAAGGAGAAGGGAGATATATGGGTGTTCCCAGTGTGTTCCTTCGTATGTTTGGTTGTAATTTTCGTTGCAAAAATTTCGGAAGATATGAAAAAGACATTTTAGGGAGTGAGGTTACGCATAATCCGGAAGTAGTTGAAATTATTAAAAACATAGATCAATACAAATCATTCAAAGATTTACCTTTAGTTACTACCGGTTGCGATAGTTATAGTTCTATCTACCCGGAATTTAAAAATTTTGTTATTAAAGAAACAGCAGAAGAACTTGCAAATGGTATCATGGAAATCCTTCCATTTAACGAGTGGCGTGATGAACATTTGGTTATTACAGGTGGAGAACCGTTATTGGGATGGCAACGTGCTTATCCTGATTTGTTAGATCATCCAAGCATGAAAGGATTAAAAGAAATCACTTTCGAAACTAACGGTACTCAAGCCCTAACTCCAGAATTTAAACACTATCTTATGGTTTGGAAAGGTTTACCAAAGCACGGACGAGAAATAACTTTCTCAGTTAGTGCTAAACTAAGTTGTTCGGGTGAATCAAGACACGAAGCTATTCGCCCAGATATTGTTCGTGAATACGAAGAAGTAGGTACTGCATATTTAAAATTTGTAGTTGCCACTGAAGAAGACGCAGAAGAAGCTATCGAGACAATCGACGTTTATCGATCAGAAGGTTTTACAGGGCATGTTTACCTTATGCCTGTGGGCGGAGTTGAGAGTGTTTACACGTTGAATAATCGTCGTGTAGCAGAACTAGCAATGAAGAACGGTTTACGATATAGTGACAGACTTCAGGTGCCGCTGTTTAAAAACGAGTGGGGTACTTGATGAAAAACTTTCTTAAACGTATCACCGGTATCGCTGCTTTTGAAAAAGCTAAACAACAAGCTATCGAAGAAGCAGAACAAAAGAAAGCAATAGTTGAAGCCGAAACAGCAAAAACTCTTGCAGAATACACAGAATCATTAGCTCAACTAGCTGAGGCTAAGATTCGTGAAGAGGAAGCGAAGGCAGCAGAAGAACTGGCTAAACTGACTCCTAAAGAGCGAGCTACAAAACTCGGCGAACCGTGGATCGCAGTTCTTAACACTCATGTTAACAAAGATAACGTTCGCAACGGATTCTTCGAACTTGACTGGAATGAGCATTTTGTGTTAAAATTAAAGCAAGAAGGTTACGGCTTTGACGGTGATCCAGATGAAGAAATTGTAGATCGTTGGTTCAGAGAGTTATGCGCCAATGTAGTAGTAGATGAAGGCTTGGAGACTCCTGTTAATACAGGTGTTATTGATATTAACTCTGTTAGAAGAAACAATAAATGAATTACATTCTAGTTGATACAGCTAATACATTTTTTCGTGCAAGACATGTTATCAACGGTGATGCCGATATTAAACTCGGCATGGCTTTTCATATTACCTTGAATAGTATTCGTAAGGCATGGCAGCAATTTAATGGTAGTCATGTAATTTTCTGCTTGGAAGGTCGTAGTTGGCGTAAGGACTTTTACACACCATATAAAGCTCAACGTGCTGCTAGCCGTGCTGCACATACAGAAAAAGAAGCAGAAGAAGAAAAAGTGTTCTGGGAAGCATTTGACACTTTCAAAGATTTTATTACAGACAAAACAAACTGCACAGTGTTGCAACATCCTCAGCTAGAGGCTGACGATTTGATTGCAGGTTGGATTCAAAGTCATCCTTCTGACAATCACATTATTATTTCTACTGACACTGATTTTTTACAATTAATTGCACCAAACGTAAAACAATACAACGGTGTACTTGAATGTACCATTACACACGAAGGTTACTTTGACAACAAAGATAAACCAATCATTGACAAGAAAACGCAGTTGCCTAAAGAAGCTCCTAATCCAGAATTTCTGTTGTTTGAAAAGTGCATGAGAGGCGATACTAGCGACAACGTGTTTTCTGCATATCCCGGAGTTCGTACTAAAGGTACAAGCAAAAAAGTCGGACTCATCGAAGCATTTGAGGATCGTAAAAATAAAGGATTTAACTGGAACAACATGATGTTGCAACGCTGGACCGACCATAACGGTATTGAGCATCGAGTTCTCGACGACTACGAACGCAACCGCAGACTCATCGATTTGTCTTATCAACCAGACCACATTAAGCAGTTGATTGCTGAAACAATCGCGACAGGTGTAAATGCCGACAAAAATGTTGGCCAGGTTGGACTGAGACTAATGAAGTTTTGCGGTCTATATGATTTGAAAAAGATTTCCGAGCAAGCACAAAGTTACGCAGAACCACTTAATGCGAGGTATACACAATGACAACTGATGTACAAGCAAAGCCGATTATTCCAGAAAAATTCTGGATTGTAGAACAATCCGGAGAGAAGATTGCCACCTTAAGAAAAAACGAGGACAATCGTTTTGTATTAAGTAATGCCACTGGAATGAAAATTTACGAAACAAAAGAAAGCTTAACTAAACAATTTGGCAAGAACTTTTTCATTGCTAAAATTATTAAAGAAGCCGACGATGCTCACTCATGCGAAGTACATGGTTATGCTACCAGTACAGAACCACACAATGCCATGTTTGATATTAGACGAAAACTTCCGTTGTTTACTAAAAGTGACGACTCAAAAAGTTTGTATTGCGCAGGGTATTATGTGATTAAATTTGAAAAAGGATGGGTTAAAAGTTTCTGTCCAAAATTGATTACTCTTCAGCGTTACGAATATCAAGGTCCTTTTAAAACAGAATTGGAAATGAAACAGGTACTGAGTAATGTCTCAAAATAATTTACCAACAACAATGCCCACTGTTGAAAAATTGTTGTCTAGAATTTCTTCAGCAGAACGTAGTAATCAAAAAGAAATACGTATTACTATACAAGAAGCTAGAGATCTAACTATTGAATTGAGTATTTTAACTAGCAAATTGGGCAAAACTGTGCAGGATATTCACAAACTGTTACAAGAGTTAAAAGACAATAACGGTGCAATCGAAGTTAAGTTCGACGGCGGAGGATTCTAATTCGATAAATATGTGTGTAGTTATTTAGGACACATATAATGGCTAGACCAAAACCAAAAGTGTTATTAGAACACATTAGCAAAGATACATTTAAAATTGAACAAATTTTAGAAAGCGACGCCATATGGGCTGTTTTCTATCAAGATAAACCGTTTAACTTAAAAAGCGGCAGTGCAGTATCAAGTTACCCAGGTCCTAAGTATAAAAAAGTTTCTTTTAGTAATCCAGGACATGCCATTAACTTAGCAAAGAAACTTAATCGAATGTTTAAGACTAAAGATTTTGCTGTGTATAAATTAAGTCAAGGCGACAAAGTAGACTAATATGAACTATAAGGATACCTATACCAAAGTATTCCTCGAAGCAGCAAATCAAGAAGCGACAAAAGAAACCATATCGAAATATAAACCGATTTGGTGGTATAATTACAGAGAAAAAGAATCAGGTGGATTAAGATTAACAGACCAAGGTTTTGAATTTGTTACTGAACATGCTGATCTAAAAACATATTCGGTTGAAATTCCGAAAGAATTAAAAATTACTCCCCAAGTACTACTTTGGTTAGATCAAGGATTATTATCACCGTTCTATCTAGATAAACGTACTATTACAGTCATATCAGAACGGGCCGCCTTTGAGCTGTATCTATTCAGCGGTGACATCAGAAAGATGGGAACTGCCAAAGCACTAAACAAGCGATTAAACCAAGATTAATCATCCCTAAAATCTTTATTGTTAAATATTTTCATATGTTAGAATTCAATGTCCTAGATATCGTGCATAGAAGAAAAATG